GCATTCAACATATTTCTTGTCAAATCTATACCTTCTTGTCTTAATCTTAATGCGGTATTACGAACCCATAATCCAATAGATAATGCCATTGTCAAGTCATCATTATAACCTTTCATAGCTTCAGCTTTACCCTTATTCCAAATAAAAGTAAACAACTCATATATTAGTCGACTAGAACGTATTAGAATATCTTTATCTTTTATGTAGTTATCCAATGCCGAAATGATAAGAGGACGTGTTTTTGATGTTGTTGAAAAACCAGCCACCATACTTCTTTCTTGTCTATAATATTTGTTAGATATTTGCCTTTCTACATCTACATATTGTAAATCATTACTCATATAGAATAGATTCGGATATCCCCTATCAATTACTTGCTGAATCGTAGCCCATCCTACGTTTGAGTTTTCAATTACCAGTAATGCGTTATTATATTCGGTCGATAATGCGGTTAAAAAATTTCCAAAATCTTTTGTATCGATTTTTCCTCTATATTCTCCAACTTGAGATGAATCTTCTATATCAATAATTTGAGCAGTAGAATAGTCACTTCCATCACCCCTCGCCACGTCGGCGGATATCATATATTGTCTATTATAATTAGGATGTTCCCATATCCAAAGGTTTCCATCGAATCCTCTTTTTTCTACGGGCTCCATAACGTATGTTTCTTTATACCACGTTAATAGTGCCGGGTCGATTACAGTATCACCCGAACCAATAAAGTCACAATCACATTCTTGTGCTGCTCCTTTAACTCCTAAAATACGAGTTTGTTCATCTCTCCACGCTTGGTTTCTTTCAGGATGAACAGTCCAATGTAGGTTAATACAATTAAAACCATTTGTTCCGTTTTCACCTTCTACCCACATTTTATGGAACCAGTTACCCACACCATTTGGAGTTGATAATACGATTGCCGAACCACCTGTTGATAAGGTAGATTGTGCTGATAACCAAATTTCATCTATATCTCTAATGAATGCAGCCTCATCCACAACCAATAGGGATAGGGCTTCAGAACGTCCGGCATCTGGAGAAGATGCAATTGCTTTTACTTGCGAACCATTCTTTAATTTAAGTGATAATTTGTTATCTTCAACCGAACTATTACTTCCATCTCTCAACCATATGGGAAGTAAATCGTGCATCACTCTAACCTTCTCCACTAAGTTCTTTGCAACAGTTACTTTAGTTGCAATAACCAACGCATTGAAGTCTTGGTTGAATATCATCTTCCAAAGAATAAAGCCCGCCGATAGGGTTGATAAACCTAACTGACGAGATTTCAGAATTATATTAAAACGATTTTCTTTAAAATCCGTTAAACATCCTTCCTGAAACGGATATAGATGAAACGGAATTTTACCACGTGTAGGGTGCTGAATGATACAATACTTCTTCATAAAGTGTATTGGGTCTAAAGCACACTTTTTGTATTCTTCAGCAATAATCTGCTTTAAGTTCTTAGTATTTTGCTGAACTACATTACTCATTATTTTTTTACTTTGATTTTCCAATAAGTACCAAACCCAACGTATGGTGAGAAACCACCAGTAGTACCATCTACAACTCTATTGTTTACACCCAAAGTAAATTGATATATTTTATCTTTTTTAGTTTTTAACATTATACCTGCTCCAACTGAAGAAACAACATCAGCTTTGTTAAATCCACCATTTAAACCATAGTAAACTTGGTTTCTAGCTGGCTCTTTAACAATAAGAGTTTCTTTGATTGTTCTTTCTTTTACTTTTGCATCAAATGTTCTACCTAAGATTTTATTTTGTGAAATTGTATCGGTTACAGCCACAGTTCCTAATGAATCAGGCAATACCAATACATCTTTGTATAATACTTTTGAATAGTAATCTTTTAGTAATGCTGCCGTATCTACTACTGCAGGAATTTGTACTTCTTTCTCTACGATTACTTCGTGATAAATATCTTCACCTTTTTTAGTAACAACTTTTGTTTTTACTACTTCCATAGTATCGATATCGTGTTTAATAACTTCGTATTTTTTACCTTCAATACGAATCGTTCTTCCACCTGGCATAACACCACCTGGGTTAAACCATTGTAAAAGAATGTAAATGATTAATGCTGCGATAGCAATGTTTTTGAAATTCAATAATTTTTTCATAATTCTATTTTTTTACAAGCTCTGGGTGATTTAATTCACATAACTTATCTTCTAATGCTGCTTTCCTTTCCAATAGAGCTTTAATTGCTTCGGTAGCACCATCGATATCTTTTTGTAAATCTTGTTTTACTTTTTCTATATCAACTTCATAATGCCATTTTTGAATACTGCCATCTTCGTTTACGAACTCCAATGTTTGAGATACACCTTTTAGCGCTTCTTCAAATTGTGCTTTCAAATCTGTAACATATGATAGTTGATTATTTGTTATTTTATAATCTTCATAAAAAGGATATGTACCATCTTCTTTTAAACTATGTTCAAATTTCCTTAAACACGTTATACATAATCCTGTTTTACGAATTGTTGTTTTATCTGCTTTACTATATTGTATAGTATTACAATTTTCAGATTGACAATTATTTAATTTTTCTAAATATGCTCTAACATCATCTAATTGTGATACTGATATTTTATATCCTTCTTTTTGTTCCCATGTCTTTCCTTCCTTGTCAGTCCATACTTCACCAACTTCTCGTTTAGTTTCAACATCACCTTCATAACCATGTACTCTTTGTATATTATCTTCTCTACCAAATACCGTATCTATAATTTTTTTACGAGTTGGGTGAATATAATTATTTTTTTCTTCAAAGCTTTTTCTCTTTGCCATAATATTATTTGTTTATAACTTATTTATATATACATATATATATATAATTTATCTTCCAAACTTAAAAATTCCTAAAATTTGATTTAACGGAGCAAATGTGCCGGTTAATTTATAGGTATTTCCTTTGTAGAAAAATACTAATCCTTCATTTGGAACTAATTTTTCAAATCCGCCAATGGCATTTAATCTAGCCAATTCTTTTTCTAATCTTTTTATTTGAGCTTCACTACCACCATTTCTAATATCAGATATTGATGATTCTAATGATGCTTTTATAGATTGTAATGCTGAATCAGGCTGTGCGGTTAGTACTGAACTCATAAATGATAATACTTCTGCACCAACTCCTAAAAAGATATCTTCAAATTTACGAAGATTTCCTTTCATAATTTTATCCTTTGCATCTTTATCAACCCCATCTGCCCATTTTCTAGCATCTTCATCTGCAATTGATTTAATTGTAAATGATTTGTTATCAAATGCCCATCTTCTTGCCAATCCTTCTTTTTCTAATTGTGCAAGATTTTTTTTAGATTTATTTACGAAATTCATCCACCAAGCATAATGATATTCTGCTACGCCATCTTTATCAGATAATCCAAATTCTGATTGTAATCTGGATAACATACCATTGAATTTTCCTTTTTGAGAACTCAACTTTTCATCTTTTGGTAGTTTAGTAATTGGTGGGCCTTGTAATGTATATGTACTTTGTACGTGCTTATTTATATTTTTGATAAATTACTTCTAAGTTACAAAAAGCTGAACCATCATTGAATATACTCTGTCTTTCTTTCTCTCCTAATCCACTAATTGCTGAATACAAATCTCTCATTGCGAAATTGTATGCATCACTCAATGCACCTCTACCACCAAATTTAGATGCTAAAGCATTCATATCTAATGCACTTGCTCCACCATTTGCTAAATGTCCTTTATTACGAGCTGCTATTAGTTTACCATTTTTCCAACTGATTGCTAATGCTTGTCCATCGGTTTTTTCTCTTACAACTCCTAACTTACCATCTAAAGCGTTATTGATAATTTTTTTCAAATCACCAAATGTAAGGTTCATTGAAATATCAAATGGATGATTCATATGTCCATATGCCCCACCCTCATTAATCATTTGTTTGGATTCGTAAATGTGTCCGTTTCTTCTGCCGAAATCTCTTAATAGAATTCCAGCTGCTGCATTTGCTTCGTTTTCTACATCGGAGCCTGTTTCACCATCTTCAACCCCACCTATTACACCATCTTGTCTTTGTTTAAGATGAACCAACTCATGCGCTAATGTTCTAAGAATATCAGGCATACTTCTATTTGATACATACACATAAATTTCATCTGTATTTGGGTCATACCCACCATACGATTTAAATGTAGTAGCAAATTCGTTATCCTTTATTAATTTTA